GGTAGATCCCCTCCAGAAGTTTTAAACTTCTGGATATTTGACCTCATCCGCATGCAAGACGAATCTCTCCTAGGAGAACCGCAGATAAGTTAAAATAAATTAAAAGCATTTTAAATATTTCTAATGCGCTGTTAGGCGCATTAACCTGTAATATATATATTTAATTAGATAAATTTCACAACCTACCCAAGTTGTTTGATTAGATGTATTAATATTAATGTATATAAATAAGAAAAGTCAAATCTTGAAACAAATAATGAGTGCCAGCACTCAAATACGAAACCAGAAAGAAATAGATATAAACCCCAAACCGACACCAACAACAAACACACACACAATACTCCCGACAAACCGAAACATGGTTTAATCCAACACCTGCAAAGTTCCACCTCTCATCTGTCGCAGGTCATCGACGTGATAATACAATCTTGCGAACAAGCCCGGGTTGCTCAGCACGGAATCTATGAGCGCCAATGTCTCATGCATGTTCACACCGAACACTTGGTACCTTTCAGCAACCGCCGCATCCACTTCGTCATATAAATAAGAGTTTTTGTAGTGGTACATAGTGTCGCATAAAGAGATCCGGTATTCCTCAACATGTTTAGGATTCATCAAATTGTGTCTGCCCAATTTCGTCAATAGTTTTATAGGGTCAGGCACTATGACACATACATCGTCGACAAAAAGCACAAACCTAGAACAGAAATAACTGTGTCGATACAGCAACAATTTGCATTCCAAATTGAAAGCGTCGGCAAACTTAGCTGAATGGTCCACCGAAATGTCATAGCCCGGACTAGCGAACAATAGAGAATCGTCTCCAGCGAAAATACCGCATTCTAATTTATTGAAATCATACACGGCCGCGGTTACCATCATCAAGAACAATGTATTCCCGAAGAAAGTACTAGCGTCGCCGGACTTTCTCTGGTAATCCACGACAGTCTCCACTCCGCACCTGTAATTTGCGAGAACGCTACGCCTGTGCGCCTCATACCAAGCGTCCAGATCCTCCTCAGACATTCCCAAGAGTTCGTACATATACATCTCGGCCAACAAAGCCACTTCATCCTGCGATTTGTCGTACTTCGACATATCATTTTCACACCTCATCATATTCTTAAGTGTGGTGATATCGAAACGCAAGTTCATCTCCCTCTCGAATTCTTGAGTAGACCAACCGCAATTCATCATAAATCTCTTGTCCATTACAGCCATCAAACGAGTCCTCATAGTATTCATGATCGGACAAAACCTCGCATTAATATCTTTTGCCTGGTATGCTATTGTCTGCACGGAACTATACTCATCGACTGCGGATTTTTCAAGAGGTGGTTTCAATTGCGTTTTAACCATATATTTGTATTTGGTCAAATTCACCAAATTGTAATCCGTCTT